CAAGCTACAGTATCGTTTTAGAGTTACTATGCTGGCAGGTTTCGGCGGTGAGCCCCAATCCAGGGTACTTACTCAAAATGTTCAGAGTGTAACTAGACCTACAGTAGCGTTTCCAGAAGTAATTGTGGATTCATACAACAGTAAGAGTTACATCCATGGTAAGCATGAGTGGTCAACAATTGACGTAGTGGTTCGTGATGATATTACAAACGCTACTACACGTCTAGTTGGCGCTCAACTTCAACGTCAAGTTAATTTCTTCCAGCAGACTACACCAGCTGCAGGAAATGATTATAAATTTGATATGCAAGTTGAAACCATGGACGGAACAAACGCTGGCCCAACAGAAGTATTTTACTTGGAAGGATGCTTCCTCCAAAATGTTGCTTACGGGCAAAATGATTACAGTACTAACGATCCTGTAACCATTACCATGACAGTGCGTTTTGATAATTGTACACACTACCAAGGTGATAATGATATCAATGGTAGATTGGTAGGCGGTAACCCATTCCCAGATCCAGCAGTATTGAATGACGCTGGCGTTCAGGCTTAATAATGGTATGGCATGGCGGAATCCCCTTTTAAGAACATTTGGAGTGCTTTAGGCGATCGACAGTTCTATTGGCGGGATTTCCGCAATGCCTATCATTACAATCCTTCACAGGACCCTCCCAGACATCAATTTGGTGGCTATGTAAGTTTTGTGCTTGATAGAGATCTGTTTGGGCAACCTTTTTTCGACGAAGTAAATAATGATGAATTGAGAGTTCGCATGAGCAGTTTAGTAAGAACTGCCGACTTGCCCCAAGTTGACTTTCAAACTCAAACATTAAATGAATATAATAAAAAGAAGATAGTTAATACTGGTGTACAATATCAGCCTGTTACTATTAGAGTTGTTGATACAGCTAGTAATTCGTGGCTACAAATGATAATGAAATATTTTGCTTATCATTATATGAATCCTCGTAATAAACAAAATGGATTTAGAGACGTTAACAGCATTAATTATGGCCTGGGTGGCACAGATTTTATTGCTAGCCAATATGGAGCCGGAGGACCTTTTGATAGTAACAGATATGGATATAACGTAAACGCCAACCCTAACTTCTTTGAGCGTATCGATTATGTTTTATATCATGCCCAAAAAGGAGTACAGTATAGTTTAATAAATCCTATAATGACAGGATTTACTCATAATCCCATAGATTATAGTAGCAATGAGCTCATGGAGTTTACCATGACATTTCAATACGAGTCATTTACAATATTTGATAATCTTAACTTCGATCTCACAAACGTAGATTTGGCAAGATTTGAAGATGTAATGGAATTAAGTTCTACAAATAGAAATTTCCAAAACGATGGAACTGGTAGCATTTCTGCTAGTACCATGAGGCCTTTAGAATTTATGGGTGATGAATCAAGTCCTAGAAATAGAACATACCAACCTGTAGTATCTAAATCACCAGACAGTTTTCCATCAGATAAGCAAGGAGTAGGTGGTGATTTATCAACTTACGGTAAGGAAACACCTAAGGCAGGTGGCACAAGTTTTACTAAAGACTTGTTTGGTGAGTTCCTGGGTAATGTAGCAGACAGAGCACTGAGTGCTGCAGTTAATGGCGCTGATATTAAAGATGCGGCGCTAGGAGCCGTATTTGATGGTGTAGCAGGAATCATAACAGAAAATAACAGACCAGACAGAAGACCTCCCATCGCAGAAGATTCTGAAACAGAATCAGAAAATAATTCAGTAACACCACCAGAAGGAGAGTAAAAAATGGCTAGAGTAAGTGCTAATATATATGATACTTTTGGTAATGAAATCAAATATGGAGTTACTCAGGATAAATTAAAAAATTTTATTAAGAACTCTACTGTAGATTTTCCCTTACCAGAAGCTAGTGCTTTTATATTACAGCAATTTTTAAATCCAGCTGATACTGTTGATCCAGTAATGCTTGATCAAGTTTATTCTAAATTAGTAAAAATTGGTTATGCTGAGGCCGCGGCAAAAGCTATGGGAACAGTTCTTATTAAAGTTGCTAGACAACAAGGAGTAAGTCCATTACAATATTTTGATGATAATAACGCTCAGCTTAAATTAGCTGTAGATAGTTATGAAGCTATGAATGCCTTGCGCCCTGCTGGTAATAGAGTAGGTTTAACATCTCCAATTAACAATCAAAATAGTAAACAAGCTCGTTTTATTAAGCCATGAAAAAATTTCACAAGGGCAAGTATGAGGTCCTGAATCGCGACAAATACGTTGGCACTAAAATGCCTGTGTTTAGAAGTAGTTGGGAAAATACTTTTTGTAGAATGTGTGACGAGCATCCTAACATTACTCGTTGGGGATCAGAGTGTGTTAAAATTCCTTACATGAGTCCTTTAGACGGCAAATGGCATACATACTATCCAGATTTTTTAATACAGTATATTGATAACGATGGCAACGAACATGTCGAACTAATAGAGATTAAACCCAGTGGACAAAGTACATTTGAGAGTGCCCGTAGTTCTGCTGAAAAACGTCAAGTAGTGCTCAACAGTGCCAAGTGGGAAGCCGCCGCGGATTGGTGTAAGAAAAAAGGAATATTTTTCAGAGTTGTTAATGAGGAGCATATTTTTTTAGCTAAAAAGAAAAAGAAAACGCCACGTAATGCCAAGAAGCGTATTACCCCAAAACGCCGCAAATAAATATTGATATGACTAAAAAATTAGAAGAACTTTTCAACATTCCAAGTATGGAAAATGAGCCGGATACTGATATAGTTGAGCCTGATTTTGATGATGAGGATTTAGATACGCAAACAGAAATTGTAACATTATCTGAGGCAATGGAAATTTCTGAACGCATTAATTCAGCATTAGCAGAAGTAAGAGGTATGGAAGAACATGATGGTGAAATGGACGAGATAGCCGCCAAAGCTCTTGAAAATTTCGATCAATTAATGAGCTTGGGTATGAATCTTACTGACATGGCAGCCGGTCCTGTGTTCAATAGTGCTACACAGATGTTAAAAGTAGCATTGGAAGCCCGTGACAGTAAAGTCACACGCAAACTAAAGCAAGTAGATATGATGATTAAGAAGGCTAATTTAGATCATCGCAAGGATACTGCTTCTGGTAGCGCACAGCAAGTTCAGCCTAACGTATACGATCGTAACGAACTTCTTAAAATTCTTAGTAGTGATGAATCATTAAATTCTGATAAATAGTCTTACAATATATTGGAGTTACCATGGAACTTAAAACTTTTTTATCTGAGAGCTTCCAAAAGGAATATGCTTATCGTGTAAAGATTGCTCATGACTGTGGCGATCAACAGATGGAACAGCTCGAAAGATGTCTTGGAAAATATAATCCAGTAAGCATTGCTCCTTGGAATGTTAGACCTCTTGAAGAAAATCCTGTAGAGTTTACTAGAGCAAAGCATGTTGAATTTATTTCAGAAGTTAGTAGCACAGATGTAGTATTAAAATATCCTTGCCAGCCCAGAGTGTTGGAAGTTTGGATTGCTACTAATATGGGTTTACCTCATGAACGTGTTTTATGTTATGATGTAAAAGAACCCCGCCGCCTAGAGGCAGATATTGCTAGTGATGCCTATTTAAACGACATTGACAGATTTGTAAATGAAAACGATTCTGAACTTTCTACTGAAGATCAAGAACACTATAAAGTTCAAAATGCTAGTTGGGTTAACACTTCTAATATTAAAGATACTTTCTATGGTGAAACATACAACAAAAAGTTCTTAGATGAACTTGCTAAAATTAAAGCTGAAAAGGGCGAAGATTATTTTCGTGCTTATCCAAGCAAAGACGAACTCATGGGCAATGCTCTCAAACCTACTTGGGACGAACTTAATCAGGGTGTTAACATGGGTAAAGGCGTGGAGAACGGCAAGATGGTTGACACTGTTCAGATGAGCGCAAGCAGAGCGAGTAGTGAGCTTGTACAAGCTCCTTAAGGAAAATATTATGAATAATATCGAATTTAATAAAAAGTTGTTGAACCTTATGGAATCGGCAATAATGGAGAAAAAAGCCGACAAGGATTATGATGGTGATGGGAAGATTGAATCGCCTGAAGATGAGTACAAAGGTTCCAGAGATAAAGCTATTAAAAAAGCTATGGACAAAAACACTAATGAAAGTGTTTCTGATTTGTCAGATTCATTGCGAGCAAAACTTTCTACTTTCATGGAAGAAAAAGATGTTGACATTAATGATTTAGATAATGTTGAATCAGATTTAGAAAAAATAGATGAAGAAGAAAAACTTGACGAGGATCAAGAAGTAGATTCTGAAGCAGTAACAGAGGAAGAAGAAGTTATTGAGGAAGAGGATCAGGAATCTCTAGATGAAATGGCAGAACTATTAAGAATGGCTGGACTTGGTGAAGGCACCGCTAGTTGCTCTAGTATGCCTAGACACTCTGCTCCTACAACAGGTCCAGAGCAAGTAAATGGTTATGAAGGCGACTTTGTAGGCGAGGAGGAGGAAATTGAGGAAGCTCATCCTTTTGGTAAAGAGTCGGAAGCAGAAATGGACGATCATGCTGAGAAGGCTGGTGATGAAGTAGCGCATGACATGGAGTATGATGATGACCACAACGGGTCAAAAGATGATCATGACGAAAAAGAGGGTGACAAGGTAACTAAGGAAATCGAGTTCGACGATAAAGAACACGAAGCAATGAAAAGCCTGCTTAAGAAACTACTCGCATAATATATAACACCTAAATGCCCCGCATGGGGCATTTTTTCTGACTAAATATTCACATGCCCGCTAAAGGAACAGCAGATACCAGTCTAGTCAAACAACCCCACGCTCAGTTTGAGTATGACTCACAAACACTTAAAGAGTTTCAGAAGTGTTGTGACATACATAACGGTGCCTTATTCTTTATGGAAAACTTTATGCGTATCCAGCATCCTGTCAAGGGTGCTATACAGTTTAAGCCCTTCCCCTATCAGTTAGAACTAATAGAAAACTACAATAAGTACAGATACTCTATTAATATGTTGGGCAGACAGATGGGCAAGACAACTGTAGCCGCAGGTTACTTATTATGGTATGCCATGTTCAAGCCTGACAGTACCATCCTTGTGGCATCAAACAAAGGTGTAAACGCATCAGAGATCATGACCAGAATCAGATACGCCTATGAAAACTGCCCTGACCATATCAGAGCAGGCGCAACAGAATACAACAAGGGCAGTATTAGTTTTGACAA